ATATAAACTTCCATCTGGAATGCAGAGAAAAATGGATCAATATATCGCCAAAAACTGGTCTGCTGGTAAAGATCTTTTGCAGATTTTAAATAGAATAGATAATATGGCAAAGTTTAAAAAACTTTTTGATGTAGCGGTTAAATATGGTGCAAACGCAGTGAATCTATCATATGATGGATCTGCCGATGTTATCGATTTATGCGAAAATGGAGTTAGCGGAAACAGTTCTAAATTTGAAAACGCACCAGAAGAAATTCCATATAGAGTTTTAATTGGCAACAAAGTTAAAGTTTCATACTCAACATCTGGCGGCAATGAAGAAGATTATTCAATAAATGATTTTAGAGAATTTATAAACCTGAATCTATGAACCTAACCATTTCAAATATACTCTACAAAGATTTTCAGTCATCAAATTCAAGTTTAGTCAAGACTCCAATTGATGCTCAAAATCCCGTCTATATCCCACAAGGACAATTAGACGCAATGAGTTATCAATTATCGACGAGAAATGGTTCTGGAGCATACTTGGTTCAAGTTGAAAAGCCAAAAGTTTATTTGAATTTTATTCCAAAAAAGGTTCACGTTTCAGATTCAACAATAAAAGATTATCTTTCAACTGAATGGACTTATTTCGTTCCATCTGTAATAATTCCTCCAGATCCATTCAGTTTACCAGAAGGGCAATTATTTAGATGTGTATCTCCAGAGTCGACTCCACAAAGCAAAGAAGATTATTCTTACTTCATCATTGAAGATGGATTGAAAAGGTTGATTCCAAATTATTTGACTTTGGAAGTTTTATTGTTTGAAAGGAACTCAAGTCTACTTTCAGTTCGAGTCATTCAAGAAGGAGAATGTTCGGATATAATTGAAGGAGAACCTTTTCCAGATAAATCGCAAAGTTGGACTGATGACATGGAAGATCAAACGAACTTTGAAGCATTGAAAGGTTTGGAAGCAAATGTTAAATCTGGAGCAGCATTGGCTGAAGGAGCAAAGAAAGAGGCAGGTGCTCAAATTGCTGTTGTGAAAGCACAGGCCGAAGCAAGTAAAGCGGAAGCAGAGGCTGCTAAGGCAGAGGCTGAAGCAAGTGCGTTGGCTGCACAGGCGGCAATTGCAGAAGCAAATGCGAAACAGGCAGAATTCGAAGCGAAAATAAATTCATAAATCATTTGGAAGTTAATCAAACTTCCTTTAACTTTGTTAGGAGAAATAAAGAATGTCTAAAATAAGACAAATCGTTAACAAAATCATCATTCAAGAAATGAAAGGTCGATTAAACGAAGGTAAAAAAATTAATACCGCAGATTTGAAGAAATTTGGAATTAACGTAGATAATATTCCAAATGATGGAAAATTCCATGATCTTGGTAATAAAAAAATTGATCCATCTAAACTTGGATTATTTGGCTTGGCATTTGAAACTATAGAAGTGGATATTCGAGCAGGATCTGGTCAAGGATTTTCACAAGTTGAATTGAATTTTTCATAGACTCACCCCGGCGGTGGAAGCAACGGAAAGCGCATTTCATTATATAGTAAGGACGGTAAAATTTGGAGTTCAAATCACCCAAGTTATGAAAGCATTGATTAAAAGAAGGAAATGACCAATTAGTCTCCAACGATATTTCAACCAACAGACGCTACTGTCTTTAAACCAAGCCTCATTAGGACAACTGTTTTCGGGTGAGGAATTAAAATATGGAGATGAATAGTCTTGAAATCTGATAAGAAACATAATTACTTTTATAGAATTACGAATCAAATAAATTGGAAATATTATTTTGGAATTCATTCAACGAATAGTTTAGATGATGGTTATTTAGGAACTGGAAAATTGATCAAACGAGCAATAAAATTTTACGGAAAGGAAAACTTTGTTAAAACGATAATTGCAGATTATCCAACTAGAAAAGAAGCAAGTGATCACGAAAAGTTAGCGGTAACAAAGTTTCAAATTGAAGATCAGAATTGTTACAATGTTAGAACGGGCGGAGATAATGAAAATGTAATGATTTTTACAAAGGAAGATGTTGATAGAATTTATGGATCAAGGCGAGGTATTCCTCGAACTGACGAAATCAAAGAACGAATTTCTAAAACATTGACAGGTAAATCCGTTTCTGAAGAAACCAGAAAATTATTGAGTAAATTAGGAAAAGAAAGAAATTTAACTGGAGAACGCAGTCCTAATTTTGGAAAACCTGGGAGATTTGCAGGAAAGCATCACTCTGAAGAGTCGAAACAAAGAATTTCAGATTCAAACGTTGGACAAAAACGAACAGATGAAACTAAAGAAAAACAACGTCAGAAGGCGATCGGAAGAAACCATACAGAAGAAACCAAACAAGTAATTAGAGAAAAGAGAAAGCAACAGGCACGAACAGCGAAATTTTATTCAATTGACGGCGAAATATTTCATGGTAAGAAGCAAATATGTGATCATTTTAACTTAGAAATGGGAGTTGTTCAATATAGATTAAAAAATGAAACGATATGGAAAAATTGGAAGATATTAGATTATCATCAGGAGAATTCAAATCAGTTTAATTCGTTACCAGAATAAAGAAACTCTTCTGAGTTTAAATGCCGCTTCGCAGGGACAATTGTTCACCTCCGAAGATTTACGCATTTTAGACAATCAACTCTTGGTTCCTGTTGATGGAAATATCGTTAAGAATCAAATAAGTGAAGTCCACATTTATTCCTTCTATGGTGATTACATTTTAGGAAATCATAATGCTGGATATTCATTTAGAGATGATTCAACCAATTCATTATTAATTGATATTGGGTCTGTTTTCAGAGAAGCAAATATCTCTAAGGGAAGTTATATCATCGCTCTTAATTTGTTCCAAGAAGTATGGGGCAATAAGGGGTCAGAAACTGTCTTGGTCAAAGAAATATCTCCGGATAGAACAGAGATACACTTCCAAATAGATAAGCGATTTACGGGCGAATTAGAAGTCTTTAAAGCAAAGGTACAGACATTCATCGACTCAGGTGAATTGAATAATTTGGTTGTGAACTTTGGATTCAATCAAATTCAGAAAATAATCAATATTAGGTTCGATGGAAATGATATTTATGTCAAGTTCTACCAACCAATATTTGATGAGATACGTGAAAAAGATCGTGCTTGGTTTGCATTTGAAGTCATTGATCCTTACATTGATACGATTCTTTTAACTCAGGAATTGAGTCAAGGAAAGTTGACCTATATGAAGGGTCCAAACTTTGACATAGATACAAGTCAATATTCTTCCCAAGCAACCATTTTTAAAAATTGGAATGATTTATTAGATACGAATCTCCCAACTCAACAGAGGATAATTGAACAAACTCTTTCAGGTTCGGGAATTAAACTTAATATTGATTATACCGATTTTAATAATTTTATCTTTTATTCAAGTGCTGAAGAGAGAATCAGAAATTATCACTATAAAGTCAGTAAGATTGAAGAATATTCTTCTTCAATTGCGATTCTCTTAAATTCAACTGCTTCCAATACAACTTTCATTTCTGGTTCAATTGACATTAATCAGAAGAGAATAGATCAAATTACTTCTGGATTTGACCAGTGGGAAAAGTGGTTGTATTATGAACCAACTTCGAGCATTTTCTCCCATGATTTAACCGGATCAATTACTCCGCAACCAAAGCGGATTATTTCTGGGTCTTGGAAAAATCACACAATTAGTTCAAGTTTAGTTCAAAATTGGTATTCAAATCTGGTATATTCAGCCAGTGATTATGATGCTCAAAATCAGAATAGACTTTGGTGGAGCATTCCAGAACACGTCATCATGGAACCTGGTAACTCAGACTTTGTTCTGTTTGTTGACATGGTTGGTCATCATTTTGATGAAATTTATTCTTATGTCAATGCACTAACTCAAATTCACGAAAGAGACGAGCATCCTCAGAGAGGAACTCCTAATGATTTGTTATGGCACGTTGCAAAGGGATTTGGTTGGAATCTTCAAAATACCCATCAAACAACAGATCTCTGGAAATATCAATTAGGATTTAATCAAAGTGGATCGTTTGATGAAACTGGTTCACTTTTCAGTTTGACTGGAGCGAATCAAACCCATCAAATTTGGCGGAGAATTGTCAACAATCTACCCTATTTGCTTAAAACAAAGGGAACGAGTAGATCTGTAAAGGCATTGTTGTCAATTTACGGAATTCCTCAAACTTTAATTTCAATTAAGGAATACGGAGGACCAAGTCCAGTTCTCGATAGACCAAATCTAATTGAAGATAGGTTTATTTATAAATTACATTTTACTGGTTCTCAATATGTTGAATTGCCAAGACGTTCGATTCCGCCATCATCTGGATCGTGGGGAGGTTCAAGTCGAGTTCCAGACTCTATAATATTTAGATTTAATACTGAATATTCTTCCTCAGTTTCACAATCGTTGTGGGCGATTGAAGATGGAGCAAATAGATCAAAAGTTCTATACAATTTAGAATTGGTTCACACTTCTGCATCATATTCTGGATCGTATTTATATGGTTATTTGAGATTAACTCAATCCGGATCAAATTCAGTATCTTCGAGTAAACTTCCTCTGTTTGATGACGATTCTTGGAGCGTTCATTTGTATGCTTCAAATTCACTTAATTTAGAAGTTAAGCGGGCAAACGATTCTCTATTTGGTAGAATTGCACACTCAAGTTCGCTTTCAATTCCAACAGCAAGTTTTTGGAATACGGGAAGTTTAAATTATATTCTCCTTGGCGGAACAACAGGATCAAATTCACGTAGATTTATTGGAAATATTGATGGTTATAAAGAATATTTTGAATTAATTCAACCTTCGATATTCAACCAGCACGTTTTGAATCCAAGTGCGTATCATGGAAATAATGAAACTTCTTCATTTAACACTTTATTTAGATATTTTCCACTTGGACTTGATCAGCAGAGATGGAATCATTCATCTGGAAATTATGTAAATGTTTCGTCAAGTCAACCAAATAGAGTTGCAAACTTTGATACAACTGCCTCTTTCAAGAATTTCACTGGGACGCAAGTCAATCAATATACATCTTGGAATGAAACTTTTTATGTTACAACTCCGTCGATTGGTGGAAATGTTTTAAGAAGTGAAAAGATTCGACTTGAAGATGTAACATTGGCTAGAGATTTGTCACCAACTTCGAGAAGTGAAAAAGGTGCATTTGATAGAAGTGGATTTGATTCAAATAGACTTGCGATTGTTTTTGCACCGGGAGATCAAGTTAATAATGATATCTTTAATCACTCGGGTTATTTTGAACTTGATAGTTGGATAGGCGATCCGAGTTATGAATTTGAAGAAGGTTATTCAGAACTTAATCGCTTCAGCAATCAATATTTTAAGAAATATCAAAGTCGATATGATATAAATGCTTTAATTAGACTTTTAGCATTGTATGATTATACTTTCTTTGAACAGGTAAAACAATTAATACCTGGTAGAGCAGATGCAATCCTTGGAATTTTGATTGAAAATGATGCACTTCATCAATCGAAGGTCGTGATAACCAAGAGACCAGAAATTTCTAATCCACAATATGAACAGACAATTCCAGGATTAAGTCCGAGTTATTCGGGAGAATATCCGACTTATGAAGGTTCTGCATCATTAAAACCAATTGTTGAGTCGAGATACAAATATATCACAGGTTCAATTAAAGATCCGTTAACAGTCACAGGTTCAAGTTTATTTCATACATCATCAAAGGGATATCCGAATGGACTAATTGATTGTTATCCAACTCGTTATTCTGGAAGTCAGGCTCCAACTCAATCATATATTGACGGAAGAAAATTAAATTGTTGTTATAAGAAGGTTATTTATCACTATTCATCATCAGGTCAATTCCAATCCAATTATGAAAAACAATGGTACACAGCAGTTTCAATGTCATATAATTGGTATTATTCAAGAAGTTTAGAATGTACTTCATATCAATATCAAGAATCATGTGCGGTTGAAAATCGTTCAAGATTTGGCGGGAGTAGATTGGAAGGGCCAGGAGTTAATATAAATTCTCCTTCAACGATTGATGGAGGTCCGGTCGTGACAGTTTGGGAAGTTTCTCCGACGAATTTAGAAGTTGGTGACAGTCCTCTTGGCGGAAGGTTAATTGTAAGATAGAATTTTATAAAAGTTAGATATTTATAGAAAACAAAATTATGAAAAAACTAACATTTGATGAATTAGAAGATAAATTGTTGGAAGAAATGACTGATGAAGAATGGAATGATATTTTGGATAGATTATATTTTGATACTGTTCCAAGTTACTCTATTTATAAATTAAAAACATTTGAGTTTGAAACCGATGATGGAATGGAAGTTGTTACAGAATTTTCAGAATTGATAGATGACAGAGGAAAGTTTGATTTTATCTATAAAGTTAATGGAACAGAATTTCAAGCAAAGGTTGTTCCATATTCAATTTACGGCAGAATTTTATCAACTCTTTCAAATATAATCCAAGGATTTGTTAATGAAAATAAACCAATTTCAGTTTTCTTAAAGAGCACCCCGAGAAAAGAAGGCCAGGTTCAAGACAAATCAAAACATACAATTCACGGACATCTTTTAAAAATGCAAATAGGAAAATTACCTGAATATGATTATAAGGAACTTGAAGATGGTTGGTTAATTTTCAGAAAATAATTCCCGATTTATTTGGAAATGTCGTTGATTTACATTAACTTAAAGAAAATTCTAATTGAAAATATTTATAGAAAATGGCTTTGAAAAATCCAGACGGAATGTCTAATAATCCAGAGACTTGGAAATTACCTTGTTCAGATTGCAAAGTAGAAATATCATTTGAAAAATATCATAGGTTTCAAAATGCAAAGTCGGGAGTAAAGAAAGGGCATGAAAAATTTTGTGAAGAGTGTAAAAAGAAAAGAATAAAATGTCCGAATACTAAGAATCCAGAAGATTGGAAAGTGAATTGTAAAACTTGTTCAGAACCAATTTATTATTTAAGTTACGATGTTTATAGAACACAATTTAATAAAAAAATTGAATGTAAAGATTGCAACAATAAAAGTAGAAAGTTAATTGTTAGAAAGGATAGACAATATAGTAGAGATCCGAATGATTGGAATAATAAATGCAAAAATGATGATTGTGAAAACATCATCATTTATACAAATTTGAAATCATATCAAGGAGCAATGAAGCGGATAAAGGACGGAAATGCTCCGGTATGTTTTTCTTGTGCTGCTAAGAATTGGGAAAGAACTGAAGAATATTGCGAAAAACTCAGAGGAAGAACACATACTGAAGAAAGTAAGCAACTAATGAGATTGAGGTTTGAAAAAATGACAGACGAAGAATTTAATGCGTATTGTCTTCAACAATCAGTGTATTCAACAAACACTTGGAATAATTTAAGTCCTAAAGAAAAATCAGTAAGAATTGAAAAACTTAGAAAGTTAAATGATAGGACTGATGAAGAACAGAAAAGAATAAATAAAATATTAAGTGAAAAGGCTTATGAAAGAATATCACAATACGGAAGTAGAATAGGATTTCAACCTGCATATAATATTGATACTATTGAATATATTGAAACAGTTTTGAATAATACATTTGAAACAACATTTATTCATGCAGAAAACGGAGGCGAATTTAAATTGTTTGATGAAGAATTAAAAATTCATTATTTTGCAGATGCATATTGTCCAAAATTGAATATTTGGATTGAATTTGACGAGCGGCATAAATTTAAAAATGGTAATTTGTTAGATGAACATATAATTAGACATAATAGAATTTTTGAGATTCTGAATTGTAAAATAATTAGATTTAGAATTGATAAACATTATAAAACAAGAAAGATTTTGAATATTTCAGAATTTCAAATAAATAAAGGAGAATAATAATGGCTTATATTTCAAATGGTACAGGTGGAGTTGTTGTTGACGCAATTTTAACCAGGCTCGGAAGACAAAAACTCGCACAAGGCAATGGGGCATTTAATATAACTCAGTTTGCATTGTCAGATACTGAGGTGGATTATGGACTTTGGAACTCAGATCATCCATTAGGAACTCAATATTTCGGTTCGATAATTGAAGCCATGCCCGTAACTGAAGCAGTTCCAGATGAAACTCAGAACATGAAATCGTTCTTGGTTACTTTGCCGAGAAGAACGAATCGTATTCCAGTAGTGGCTCTGCCCCAGACAAGTTATACTTTAACTGCTGGTCAAAGCGTCACAATAACGCCACAAACGACGAATTATACAGATGGCAACTCTACCTTCGGATATACTTTTATCTTGGCTGATAGTGATGTTTGCTCAGTATATATTGATCAAATTGCACCAGGGCAACAATATCAAGGTCAAGGAAACTTTACTCCAGGTTCAATGTCAGAATCGGAAATTGGTCAGGCAATAACTTTGGTTGGAAAGTCGATCGTTCTAACTGCTAATATGTTATCATTGGCTGCGAGGTCAACGACTTTGACCATCATTGGAAATGAAACTGG